CCTCTTTAGTATATACTAACAGTATGAATAATTTATATAATGACAAAGGAGTGAATATATGAACATAACACAAAACACCTTATCGGTGTTAAAAAACTTTTCAGACATTAATCAAAACATTTTGGTTAAACCTGGGAATAAGATCCAAACTATTTCTACTATGAAGAATATTTTAGCAGAAGCTGAAGTATCAGAAAAGTTTGAAAGTGAGTTTGCTATCTATGACTTGCCTGAATTTTTAAGAGCAGTTGAGTTATTTGAAAAACCTGCATTAAAATTTAATGGTGGTTCAAATGTAACTATAGCAGACGCCAATTCTAAACAATCAATCAAGTATTTCTTTGCTGATAAATCAGTTATTGTTGCACCAACAAAAGCAATCAATATGCCAGATCAGTATGTAGCTTTTACTTTAAAGAAAAATGATTTTACTAGAATACAAAAAGCAATTACTACATTGAATTTACCAGATGTTGCCGTAGTAGGTGATGGTAAAAACATTAAGTTAGTTGCTACTGATAAAAAGAATAAATCTTCAAATGACTATTCTGAAGTAATCGGAGAATCTGATAAGAAGTTTACTGCTTATTTTAAGGCAGAGAACTTAAAAATTATTAGTGATGATTATGATGTAGAAATATCTAAACAAAAGATAAGTCATTTTATCAACAGGAATAAACCTGTTCAATATTGGATCGCACTAGAACCTGACTCTGAATTTTAAGGGTTAGTCTATGGCTGATTTTTTATGGGTTGAGCAGTACCGACCTAAAACAATAGAGGACTGTATTCTACCAGAACAAACTAAAAAGACATTTTTAGAATTTCTTAAACAAGGAGAAATACCTAATATGTTGTTGTCAGGTACAGCCGGAACAGGTAAGACTACTGTTGCTCGTGCTTTATGTGAACAACTTAACGCTGATTATATCATAATCAATGGTTCAGACGAAGGTCGTCAAATAGATACCTTGAGGCATAAGATTAAAAACTTTGCTTCAACTGTATCTTTCAATACGGAATCCAAACACAAAGTCGTTATAATAGATGAGGCAGACTATATGAATGCTGAATCTGTACAACCTGCTTTGCGTAATTTCATTGAAACATTTTATAAGAATTGTAGGTTTATATTAACTTGCAACTATCCTTATAAGTTTATTGAACCATTAAGAAGTAGATTTACTCAAATAGACTTTAAGATAGTCAATGGTCAAAAGGTAAAGACAGCAACATCTTTCCTTAATAGACTAGGTAAAATCCTTGATGAACAAGAGGTATCTTATGACAAGAAGGTACTAGCCGAGTTGATCCAGAAACATTATCCAGACTTTAGAAAGACTATTAATGAACTACAAAGGTATTCAGTTAATGGTAAAATTGATAGTGGAATCTTTTATAATTCAAAAGAGGCAGATATAAAGAGTTTATTTGCGTCTTTAAAGAAGAAAGACTTTAACGAAACTAGAAAATGGGTAGTGAATAACCTGTCCGTAGCACCAAATGATCTGTTTAGAATCATTTATGACTCAGCAAAAGAGTACCTACAACCGTCATCAACACCACAAGCAATACTTTTATTAGCAGGATACCAATATAAATCAGCATTTGTAGCCGACCAAGAGATAAATATGGTTGCTTGCTTGACAGAAATAATGGCAACTTGCAAATTTAAATAACATTTATATAAGAGGATATAAGATCAATGGCACGAAGAACATTTTGGCGAACAGCTATAGTCAAATTGCGAATGTGGTATGCAGATATACGAGGACATCACGGTAAAAGATATAATTACGAACCAGGTGAGTGGTATATGGGCAGACATAACAAACGCAAATAACAATGGCATACGAATTAAAAGAATACTTAAAAGCGATCAACGAGTCTAAAGAAGACTTAATGAAATCAGATGAAACCTGGGTTAAAAAGTACCCAGCATATATCATTAACCGTTGTTTATCTATGTTTTGGGATACTCTTCCACAAGCAAATGAAATGAACGGCTATCACTTTTTGACCAACAAGGTGCAGTTTCAATTTTTAATAAATAGTGTTAGAAAGAAAAAACGATTTGGTGGACGCTGGTTAAAGCAATCCAAATTGTCTTCTTTAGATTGTGTGAAAGAGTATTACGGCTACAGTAATGAAAAGGCTAAAGAGGCTCTCAGCATACTTTCAAATAAACAAATTGAAAACATTAAAGAAACCTTGAAAAAGGGTGGGAGAAAAAAATGAGTGAAGAATTACAATGGTCGCCTGAAAGTATGTTAGAAGTAACTATCAAACAACCAGATGACTTTTTAAAAGTTAGAGAAACTTTAACAAGAATCGGCGTTGCAAGTAGAAAAGATAAAACACTATTTCAATCGTGTCATATACTGCACAAACAAGGCAAATATTACATAGTACACTTTAAAGAACTTTTTGCTTTAGATGGCAAGAAGGCAACTTTAGTTGAGAACGATATTCAAAGAAGAAACACAATCGCAATCTTATTACAAGACTGGAACCTAATTGATATAGTTAAAAAAGATGAGGCAAATAACAAGGCGCCTTTAAGTCAGATAAAAGTATTACCATTTAAAGAGAAAAAAGAATGGAATTTATCTGCTAAATATAACATAGGAAAAAAGGTTACAACAGATAGCGATAATGCAGATACCAAAGTTTAAAGAATTTTTTGTAGAACAGGATTTAGAGCGTAAAGAAAAACCTATAACGGTTGCTATTATTACAATAGCAGACTCTAAGGATCCTAAAGAGAACACAACGGCTGATCTTATATCAAAAGCGTGTAAGAAAAAAGGCATAGAGTGTGTTATCGTAAATACAAAAAGTACAATCATCACACAAAAAGACGAAGACAAAAATACTTTAACAGTATATAACTATGACGGCAAAGGTGCCGAGCATACTTTCGTAGGCAAAGACACAATAGCCATAACAAGAGGTGGTGCTGTAGAAGACGAGGCAGGATTATCTTTAATATCTGCCTTTCAAAACTCACAAGCATTTATGGTCAACACAAGATCAGCAATGCTAACTTGTGATAACAAATTAACATCAGCATTATTGTTTGAAAAATTTGGTATACCCACACCTAAAACTGCGTTTATTTCTAATGAGAACAATATAAAAGCTGGACTAGATATGATTGGTAGTAAGTTTCCAATTATAATGAAAACACTAACAGGTACACAAGGTGTCGGAGTAATTAAGATTGAAAGTTATGAAGGTCTTGTTGCAACTGTACAGGCAATGTGGAAGTTAGAAGCAGAAGTTTTAATACAAGAATATATGCCTACAAAGTTTGATGTAAGAACTTTTGTGGTAGACAATCAAATATTTGCAAGTACAAAAAGAACTCACAGTAGTTATGATTTTAGATCAAATACTCATAGAGGTGCTGAGGCAGCGCCTTATAGATTGAGTGATGAAGAACTTGATCTAGTTTTAAAAACGGCTAGACTATCAAAAGCATATATGGTTGGCGTAGATCATATAGTTTACAATGGCAAACCTTACATATTAGAAATTAATGGTAGTCCAGGATCAGGTGCTGATTATGAAGGATATCAATACAAAGATTACTATTCTGATCCAGAACCAACTGGTAGAATAGACGGCGAAAAAATGATGTCGTATGTAATAGATCATATTAAAACAAGAGCCCATTGGGATAGACAATCACTTGTTGAATGTGGTTGGTTAGAAACTGTTGATGTTGGTGATGTAGGAAAAGTAAGAGCAAAATTAGATACTGGTAACGGATCAGCTGCTTGTGCTTTACACGCTGATGAAATTATAGAATCAAAAGGCAAAATTGTTAAGTGGAAATATGATGGTAAAGTTTATACTAAACCTAAACACGGAACAAGTGAAGTCTTTAGATCAAATGCAACAGACGAACCATCAGAAAAAAGACCTACAATATTAATAGACCTTACATTTAATAATTTTACATACAAAGATGTAGAGGTAGGATTAGATAGTAGACCTAGATCAGGCTCAGACTTGCTAATCAATAGAGATTTAATGCGACAAATGAATGTTAGTGTCAATCCTAATAGAACTTTTGTGTTAAGTAAAAGATTAAGACCGATTGAAAAAGAAGGAAAAGAAGATAAAGTTGGATTTGAAAAGAAATAGCAGCTTGACAAATGTATCAAAGTGTGATACTATTAGATAATAATAATAACGGAGAAATATAATGCAAGATGTGAAAATAATAAGACTCTCTACTGGCGAAGATGTAATCGCTAAAGTAGGTGAGAACGATCAAGGGATTAGTCTAAAAAATCCTTTCGTAATAATACCTCAACAATCAGCACCAGGACAACCAATATCTTTGATGATGTCATTGTACAATGCGTTTGGTAAAAGTGATACCATTACAATTGCAAAAGATAAAATTGTTTTTCAAACTGATCCTAAAGAGGAAATCTTAAAATCTTACGAACAAAATACAAGTAAGATCATAACAACAAAATCAAGTTTAATTACAGAAAACAATATACCTATATTGAAGTGATAACAGTTTACTTTATACGGACAAACAATGAGAAAGTCTGTGTTGAAGTGCCTGAAGGTTCTACTTTAATGCAGGCCGCTAGAGAGGCAGACTTACGAGAAATTCCTGCTGATTGTGGTGGCAATTGTGCTTGTGCTACTTGTCATATACATTTAACTAATGCTTGGTCGCATTTGTTACCTATTAAACAAAATAGTATAGAACAATCATTGTTAGAATATGAAGAAGGTTATATTGAAGGTGTAAGTAGATTGAGTTGTCAAATAAAATTAACAAAAGAATTAAATAACCTAACAGTTAGATTGAGAGATAATGAACTTTTATAAAAGTGTTATAGAACATCACGGCAAACTTCTTGTTAGAGGTATACACGAGGGTAAAGAATTTAAAGAGAAGATTGATTACAAACCTACTCTCTATGTTAAATCACAAAAAGAAAGTGAATTTAAATCACTTACAGGTCAAAATTTAAAACCAATTAATTTTGATAACATTAAAAAAGCAAGAGAATTTAAAAGAACTTATGCGTCAAACAATTCATCTATCTATGGTATGGATCGTTATCAGTATCAATACATTGCAGACAGTTATCCACAAGATGTACAATGGTCAAAAGATCAAATAAAAATATTCACACTTGACATAGAGTGTACTGCTGAAAATGGTTTTCCTGATATAGAAAAAGCAAACGAAGAACTATTAGCAATCACAGTAAAAAATCAATCTAATAAACAAATTATTACCTGGGGTACAGGAGAGTTTAAAACTAATAGATCAGATGTAACTTATATCAAATGTAGAAATGAGAAGTCTTTGATTATGGAGTTTATGAAATTCTGGATGAAAAACTATCCAGATGTTATTACAGGTTGGAATACAAAGTTTTTTGACTTGCCTTATTTGTGTAATAGAATTAAATTATTAACAGATGAGAAAGTTGTAGCAAAACTATCACCTTGGAACATAGTAAGAAGTGAAGAAATATTTGTAAGAGGTAGAGCTCAATTGTATTACGAAGTATATGGTATTGCAATGTTAGATTACCTTGATTTATATACAAAGTTTATACCTGTTAGACAAGAGAGTTACAAGTTAGATCATATCGGTAGAGTAGAATTAAATTTACCTAAAGACGATAACCCTTACGATACATTTAGAGAATGGTATACAAAAGACTATCAATCATTTATTGATTATAACATTAAAGATGTTGAGATCGTTGACCAACTAGAAGACAAATTAAAACTAATTGAATTAATCTTAAATATGGCCTATGAGGCAAAGGTTAATTACCAAGATGTATTTTCACAAGTTAGATTTTGGGATACATTAATCTATAACTTCTTGCGTAAAGATAACATTGTTATTCCACCAAAAGAAGATCATCATAAAGACGAAAAGTATCCTGGTGCATATGTAAAAGACCCATTGGTCGGAATGCACAAATGGATTGTTTCGTTTGACATCAACTCACTATACCCACATTTAATTATGCAGTATAATATTTCTCCAGAAAAAATTATTGGTATGAAAGAAGAAGGTATTAGTGTAGATAAGATGTTGAATAAAACAACGCCTCTAGCATATCTTAAAGAAGAAGGTGCTACTATAACACCTAACGGTGCGTTATTCAAAACTGATAGTGAAGGTTTTTTACCAAAACTATTAGGTAAAATGTATAACGAAAGAGTTACCTATAAGAAACTAATGTTAGAGGCGAAGAAAAAATACAATGAGAAAAAAACTCCTGAATTAAAAAATGAGATTGCAAGATGTCATAACATACAATGGGCAAAGAAGATTGCATTGAATAGTGCTTACGGTGCCATAGGTAACCAGTATTTCAGATACTTTGATGTAAGACAGGCAACAGCAATTACACTTGCAGGTCAATTCGTAATTCGTTTCATTGAACAAAATGTAAACGCATATATGAATAAGATATTAAAATCAGATGAGAAGATAGATTATATTGTTGCGTCTGATACAGATTCAATTTATCTCTCACTAGATAAACTTGTTGAACAAGTATGTAAAGATAAAACAAAAGAACAGACATTGAAATTTATTAACAAAGTTGTTGAAGGTAGAATAGAACCTTTCCTAGAAAAATGTTTTGATGAACTATCAGACTATACTAACGCATTTAAAAACTGTATGGTAATGAAACGAGAAGTAATTGCTGACAAAGGTATATGGACTGCTAAAAAAAGATATATGTTAAATGTATTAGATGAAGAAGGTATTATATTTGATGAACCTAAACTAAAGATTATGGGTATTGAAGCAGTTAAATCATCAACACCACAAGTTTGTAGAGGTAAGATTAAAGAGGCAATCACTATCATTATGAATAAAGAACAAAGCGATCTTCATAAACTTGTTGCAGACTTTAAGAAAGAATTTTTTAGTCTACCTGCTGAAGAAATATCGTTTCCTAGAAGTTGTAATAATCTCAAAAAATATAGAAGTAGTTCCAGTGTATTCATTAAAGGCACACCTATTCACGTGAAAGGTGCTTTGATATATAATCAACAGTTAAAAGAATTAGGTCTACAAAACAAATATCCTTTGATACAAGAAGGTGATAAGATTAAATTTATTAAACTACTAGAGGCAAATCCATTTAAGTTTGATGTAATTAGTTATGTAACTAAACTACCTAAAGAATTTAAGTTAAAAAATTATGTTGACTATGAACTACAATTTCAAAAAACATTCATTGATCCTATTACATTTATTTTACAACCAATTGGGTGGACACCTGAACCAACAGCAAGTTTAGAATCGTTTTTCTAATGATAGAATTAAGAGTAGTAAATGATGACAACGCTAAACAATATGTTAAAGAAACAATACAACAGTTTCATAGTTATGTACCATCAACTCAATCTGTTGGTAGAAGAATTGATTGGGTTGTTTTTAATGAAGGGAAACCTGTAGGTATGATAGGTATAGGGTCGTCTGTATATCCACCACCAAAAGATATTCTTAACTATGTTAAGATGAAGAAAGATGTATATAAAGATAACTTCAACTCCTTTGCAAACAATTGGCGTTTCTGTATGAGAGAAAAGATTAAGAACGCAGGTACACAGATACTAAAAGAATTAAGAAGACAAGCACCACTACATTGGAAACAAAAGTATAACAATGATTTAAAATATCTTATTACATTTGTTGCAGGTGGTAATAACGGTGCAGTTTATAAAGCAGATAACTGGATTCATTGTGGCGAAACTGCTGGTTTACCTAAACACGAATCAGTATCTATGAAGTGGCACAATAAAGAAGAACTAAAAGAACTGTATGTAAAACCTACAGGCGAAAACAAAAAAATGATTTTTATAAAGAGCGTATGATAACAAATTTTTATATTTTATATTTTACAATCTTTATAGGATTTAAAATAGGTCAAAAAATTGCAATGACAACTATTGATACTAAAACATTTTTTATAATAATATTAGCGATATGGACATTAATAAAAAGTATAGCGTAATATACGCAGACCCACCTTGGTCTTTTAAAACTTATTCTGATAAAGGTAAGGATAGAAGTCCAGAGAATCATTACTCTACAATGAACTTTAAAGACATTTGTAATTTACCTGTAAACAATATTGCTAATGATAATTCAGTTTTATTAATGTGGATTACTGATCCATTGTTAGATAAGGCATTTAAAGTAATAGACGCTTGGGGATTCAAGTACAAGACAGTAGGATTTACTTGGGCAAAAACAAATAGAAAAAAATTAGGATTCTTTACAGGTCTAGGATACTGGACAAGAGGCAATCCTGAAATGTGTTTACTTGCAACTAAAGGTAAACCAAAACGAATCAGTAAATCAGTACCTCAACTAGTAGTAGAACAGCGTAGAGAACATAGTAGAAAACCAGATATAATGTACAATCATATAGAGAACTTATTAGACGGACCATATATAGAATTGTTTGCTAGAACTAAAAGAAAAGGTTGGGACTGTTGGGGAAATCAAACAGATAAATTTTAATTATGCTCTTGACTTTATCAATATTATATGTTATAATGATCTATGCTTTTATAGTATGGTTACTAATGAAATGGAATAATGAAGATATTAAAAGATAATTTACACGACTTCTTTAAGTGGGTCAAAGGTACTGAACTAGTTGAACTAGATGACATAGATGTATCCGAGGATCCTGTTAGACCTGAACTAACTTTAGGTTTTAGAATTACACACGGCAGAAAAATATTTGGATTAAAATATGATAATCAGATTGAAGCAATTATTTGTGTTGCATTTTGTCCTGAAGTACCATATACAGTTAGAGAAATGGATTATATGTCCAGAGTAAAAGACGGTACTATTGCTATTGCATATACAGTTTGGTCTAGGAAACGAGGTGCAGGTAAAGAGATTGTTACAAAACTTAAAGACTGGATAATAAAAAATAAGTGTACAAGACTATTAACTTTATCTCCATTAACACCTATGGCAACTCACTTTCATATTAGAAACGGTGCTAAACAAGTACATATAAATGAAGTAACTCAAAACTTTGAGTATAAATTATGATAGATTATTTAAAAAAATACGCAGACGAAAATGGATTGCCTATTATGGATCAACAATCATTTGAAAAGATAACTAATGATATTGGTAGAGATCAATTTAGATTAGACTTATCAGAATATATTGAGAAGTATAGACCAAAATTTCCTTTAAAGAAAATAACTTTAGATGATGTAAGAACTTCATTTTATGATTTACAGAAACAAGATATTAGTACATACTGCAATACTAACGACAACAATGTTAAAGAAAAATATGACGATTACAAATACAATTACAAAGATTATGGCCTAGGTGTTATATCAGCACCATCAACCTACAATAGTGTATCTAATTATTTTCACCAAGAGTTAAGATTAAACTGTTCAAGTTATAGTTTCAAAGCACCTTTAGATGTATGGCAAAATGGTAATGCAAAAGATATATGGCGTTGTCTAGGTCCTAT